AACAACAAATTTAGGTGGTAGTTCAACTACAGCCACAACATATAATTTTACCGTAAGAATAACGGATGCTGAATCACAAACAGTAGATAGATCGTTTTCTATTACAACATCTTACGGTGCAACAGGAGGAGCTCAGTTTAACTAATGGCTAGTACAAAATTAACAAGAACACAAACAGCAGGTACAAATAGAAAAAAATTTACATTATCAATGTGGGTTAAAAGAACTGTTCCAAAAGGTGCTTCAGATGTTATGACTGGATTATGGTGTACTGAAGGTGGTTGGTATGATGGTACTGGTATGGCTTGTGTTTTTAGAGACGATGATGGCAGTAATATTATGACTATTTATAATCCTTCTGAAGGAGGAACAGGTGGTAATTATAATAGCACTACACAAAAATTTAGAGATATTAATGGCTGGTATCATTTTGTTTTTGCAGGAGATACTACACAATCAACACAAGCGGATAGATTGAAAATTTATGTAAATGGAGAACGAATATCTTACGAAACAAATAATTTACCTGCACAAGATGTTTTCTGGAATGATTTAAATAGCAATAACAAAACTTTTACTATAGGTGCAGGTAGTGGTTCAGGTTATTATTACCATGATGGTATTATGAGCCATGTTCATATGTCAGATGGATATTGTTATGACGCAGATACATTTGGTGAAGAAGATTCAACAACCGGAGAATGGACAATTAAAACTTCTCCTAGTTTTACATTAGGTAATAATGGTTTTACAATTTTAAAAGATGGAAACACAATTACAGACCAATCAACTAACTCTAATAATTTTACTTTAAGTGGTACACTTACAAAAACGGAAGACTGCCCGAGCAATTTTTTTGCTACAATGAACCCTTTAATTCCTCAAGGAACTGTTACTTATTCTAATGGAAATAATACAGTAGTTATTGCTGATAATAATAATTCAGCAGGAACAATAGGTGTAAATTCTGGTAAATATTATTATGAAGTTAAACAAGTTAATCTTGTAGGTAATGGTTGGGTAGGAGAAAATAATATTTCAGATTTAGGAAGTAATTTAAATGGTAGAAGTAGTGGTTGGTTAAGTTTTTCTAATTTTCATGGAAATATTTACCATAATGGAAATAATGATACAACACCATCAATAGGAAGTAATAATGATATAGTTGGTTGTGCAGTAGATTTTGATAATGGTAAAATATATTGGCATCAAAATGGTACATATATTAGTACATCTGGTGGACAACAAAACCCAACAACACAAGCAAATCCAATTACGTTTACAACAGGAAATGATTTCTGGTTTCCAGTAATAGGTTCGTACAGTGACAATCCAACTGCTCAGGCAAACTTCGGCAATGGCTACTTCGGAACAACAGCAGTATCATCAGCAGGAACAAACGCCTCAGGAATAGGAATATTTGAACATGATGTTCCCGCCGGATATACGGCCTTGAGCACGAAAGGACTTAACGAATAATGGCTTACACTACAATAAATAAATCTGGAGATAATTTTGACGCTAAAATATACACAGGTAATGGTTCTTCACAAACTTTAACTATGGATAATCTTGGATTACTCTGGATGAAAAATCGTACAGAAACATCTAACTATAATTTATTTGATGTTGTTAGAGGTGGACATTATACATCAGCTCCTGGACCAAATTTAAGAACAAATAGTACTACTTCAGCTCATGGCTCTGATATAACTTCTGCTTATGGTATAACTTTTGGTTCATCATCTTCAACTATTGGGTCTGATGGTGGTGGATATAACTATAATCAAAGTGGAAAAAGTTATGTAGGTTGGCAATGGAGAGCAAATGGTACAGGCTCATCAAACACAGATGGAAGCATAACCTCAACTGTTAGTGCTAACGCTACAGCTGGATTTAGTATTGTTAGTTGGACAGGTGATGGTTCAGACGCCACGATAGGCCACGGATTATCTTCAGCGCCAAAACTTATTATACACAAACATTTATCAGGCTCAGTTCAATGGAATGTTTATCACGCAAGTGCTGGAACAGGTGGATATTTAAGACTTGACAGCACAAGTGCATTTTCATCCAATTCTGGTTTTTTTGGAACAGCACCAACTTCAACTGTATTTTCTCCAGGTTCTCATTCTTATATGAGTGGAAGTGGAAATGATAATATTGCCTACTGCTTCGCAGAAAAAACTGGTTACAGCAAATTTGGCAAATTTACTTCTAACGGCAATGATAATGGTGCTTTTATTCACACAGGCTTTGCTCCGAAATGGGTTATGCTGAAACCTAATGTAACTGATGGTTGGTCTCATTGGTATATTTTTGACACAGCAAGAGATCATCCACAATTAAATGATATGCCTTTATATGCAAATTTAACTACACAAGAAGGATATTATGGAGGTTCTCCTGCTTCAGATTATGCACAAATTGACCTACTTTCAAATGGTTTCAAAATTCGGAAAGGAAGTGGTTGGGGAGCTGGTGGTAGTGGTAGAGAAATAATTTACATGGCTTTTGGCCAGAGTATAGTAGGTAGTAATAACGTTCCGGCGACGGCAAGGTAGTTAAAAAGAGGATAAATAGAATTATGGCAACACCAACAACAAGAGAACAGTTAAAAGATTACGCTTTAAGAGCATTAGGTCAACCTGTTATAGAAATTAACGTTGACAATGATCAATTAGAGGATAGACTTGATGAAGCTTTACAATATTATTCTCAATATCATATGAATGCAATAAGAAGATGTTACTTGAAATATGAGTATACACAAGCTGATTATGATAGAATTGTTACTAACGGAGACGTAGCAGAATCACAAACTAAAAATTCTGTAACTACAACATGGAAAGAAAATCAAAATTATATAGTAGTTCCTGAATCGGTTATATCTGTCACTAATTTATTTCCTTTTTCAAGTAAAGGAAGTTTGAATTTATTTGATGTAAGATATCAGATGAGACTAAATGATCTCTATGATTTTTCTTCAACATCGGTAGTTAACTATGATCTTGTGATGAGACAGTTAGACTTTTTAGATCACATTTTAGTTGGTGAAAAACCATTAAGATTTAATCAAAACGATAACAAACTATTCATTGATATGGATTGGAAAGAAGATTTAAAAGTAGGTGAATTTTTAGTAATAGATTGTTTTAGAAAATTAGATCCGGAAACATTTACAGATGTATACAATGACCAGTGGTTAAAAAGATATGTCACAACACTATTTAAAAAACAATGGGGAGCAAACCTATCTAAATTCAACGGCGTTGCTATGATAGGTGGTGTGACTCTTAACGGAGGCCAAATATATTCTGAATCACTACAAGAATGTGAAAAACTAGAAAACGAAATACGTACAACATTTGAAGAGCCTCATAACTTTCTAATAGGATAAAAACTATGGTAGTAATGAATCCATACTTTCAGCACGGAGATGGCATCGGAAATGCATCCGAAAAATATCTATACGAAGATTTAATCATAGAAGGATTAAAGATATATGGTAATTTAATTTACTATATGCCTAGAGAAATTGTAAACAGAGATTTAGTATTAGGTGAAGACGTTAATAGTAAATTTAAAAATGCTTTTCCTATTGAAATGTATTTTGAAACTACTGAAGGATTTGCTGGTCAACAAGAATTAATCAATAAGTTTGGATTAGAAATTAGAGAAGATACTACATTGATGGTATCTAAAAGACGTTTTCAAAATAAAGTAGACATTAGAACAGAATTAAACGTAAAAGGTAGACCAAACGAAGGAGATATATTATTTTTTCCTTTGATGAACAGTTTCTTTGAAATTCAATTTGTAGAAGATCAGGAACCTTTCTTTCAATTAGGTAACTTACCTGTTTACAAATTAAGAGTTACACGTTGGGAATATTCAAACGAAGAAATAGATGTCGGAATAAAAGACATTGATAAAAGAGAAAGAGAAAATTCAGTTAATCTATTAGTAGACAGAGTGCGTTTAGAAAACGAAGCTGGTAGCGTGCAACTAGAACAAGATGACGTATCATCTGGTAATGCTAACTTCTTATTAAACGAAGAATATGACGCAACAAAAACTACAGTACAGACTCAATCTGATTATGCACAAAATTTAGATTTAGATACGGCAGCCGGTTTTGATACTGCTTCTGTAACAGATGATGTACTAGACTTTACTGAAAGAAATCCATTTGGGGAGGTAGACATTTAATGGAAAGAGATAGACATAGACAATTACATGAGTTTCATAATAAAACTTTAAAACAAAAAAAAGAAATGGAACTATCAAGAAATTTAAAAAAAGAAGTGGTTGCTGGTGCAAACGGCACACAAAAATATGTAATCAAAGAAGGAATTAATAAAGGTAAGATAGCCGATAAAGGACAATAATGTTTGGAACACCGTTTTACAATGAAGGATTAAGAAAGATTATTATTGCTTTCGGACAACTATTTAATAATATAGTTATTGAAAGTACTAATAAGGAAACTGGTGCTGTGATGAAAAGAATAAAAGTTCCTTTAGCATATGCTCCTAAAGAAAAGTTTTTAGTTCGTTTAGATGAACAAAAAGATTTAGATGATAGATCAATGGCATTAACTTTGCCTAGAATAGGTTTTGAAATATCAGGATTATCATATGACCCTAGTAGAAAATTAACTAGAGTTCAAAAATATAGAACGGAAAAAACACCATTGACAAGAGATCAATCTGTTGCTAAAATGGACAGAGTATGTATGGAAGATGATAGTGGTCATATTCAGTTTGAACAAGCAAATACTACAACAGGATATGCTGAATATCCATTATTAGAAACATCGCCAACAGATTTTGCAGATTCAAAAAAACAAAGTTTTAATTATACACCTGTACCATATAACATAAGTTTAAATGTTTATGCTTTTACAGCAACTGCTGAAAATGGTTTACAAATTGTAGAACAAATATTACCTTTCTTTCAACCAGATTATACAGTAACAGTAAATGTTATGCCTGATATGAATATAAAAAGAGACGTACCTATTATTCTAAACAATGTAAACTATGAAGACAGTTATGATGGTGCATTTACAAATAGAAGAGCAGTTATATACTCAATGAATTTTACTGCTAAAACATACTTGTTTGGTCCTACAACTAATCAAGGTGTTATTAAAAAAGTACAAGCAGATTTATATGCTGATACAGTAAACAATCCACCAAGAGAAGAAAGAATTACAGTTGTACCAAATCCTATATCAGCTGATGTAAATGATGATTTTGGATTTACAACAACAATAGAAAATTTTACTGACGGTAAAAAATATAACGTGAAGACAGGAAGTGATGAATAGTTATGGCAAAATTAGAAGACAAGGTAAATGAAATTTTAGGTATTGAAAGTATACCTGAAGCTACACAACCAAAAGAATTTCAACCACCTGTGGAAAGACCAAAAGGTGATGTTGAAGTAAAAACAGAAAAAGATATCAATCAAGATTACGCTTATAGTAGAGATAGTTATTATAATCTAATAGATAAAGGTAATGAAGCTATTGAAGGAATATTAGAAATTGCAAAAGAAGGCCAACACCCTAGAGCATATGAAGTTGCAGGCCAATTATTAGGACAAGTTGCAGGTACTGTTGACAAACTACAAGACTTACAAAAAAAATTAAAAGACTTAAAACAAGTACCAAAGACTGCAAACACAAATGTAAAAAATGCTCTTTTTGTTGGATCAACTGCCGAGTTGCAGAAAATGTTAAATAGAAAACAAGAAGATGAAACAATTGAAAAAAATATTACTCCCGAAAAGGAGTAAAAAATGAGTGAAGCATATTTAGGGAATCCTAATCTTAAAAAGGTTAATACTCCTGTTGAGTATACACAAGATCAGATAGTAGAATATCAAAAGTGTGCTGAAGATCCAATATACTTTATGGAAAAATATATCCGTATTGTATCTCTTGATGAGGGTCTAGTGCCTTTTAATATGTATGGATTTCAAAAAGATATTGTTCAAAAAATTCACGAGAATAGATTTACTATATGTAAACTACCAAGACAATCAGGAAAATCTACAACAACTATTTCTTATCTATTGCATTATGCATTATTTAATCCAAACTCTAACATAGCCATACTTGCAAACAAAAGTTCTACTGCTAGAGATATATTAGGTAGACTGCAACTTGCATATGAAAATTTACCAAAATGGTTACAACAAGGTGTAATAAACTGGAACAAAGGTAATATAGAATTAGAAAATAAATCTACCATTGTTGCAGCTGCCACTTCTTCAAGTGCTATTCGGGGTGGTTCATTTAATATTATCTTTCTTGATGAGTTTGCTTTCGTACCTACTAACATTGCCGAAATGTTTTTTAGTTCAGTTTATCCTACAATATCTGCTGGTACAAAAACTAAAATGATTATAGTATCTACACCTTATGGTATGAACATGTACTATAAGATTTGGATGGACGCAATCAATAAAAAGAATGATTATATTCCTATAGAAGTACATTGGAGTGAAGTACCAGGTCGTGATGATAAATGGAAAGAACAAACTATACGTAACACAAGTGAAGAACAATTCCAACAAGAGTTTGAGTGTGAGTTTCTAGGTTCTGTAAATACTTTAATATCAGCTTCTAAAATTAAGGCAACACCTTATGTAACACCTATAAAGTCTGCTCAAGGTGTTGACATATATGAAGATAGAAAAGAAGGACATACTTATGTGGCTGCTGTTGATGTATCACGTGGTGTAGATAAAGATTATTCTGCCTTTTTAGTATTTGATGTAACTAGTATGCCTTATAAAGTTGTAGCAAAATATAGAAGTAACGAAATTAAACCTTTTGTATTTCCTAATATAATATCTAGAGTTTGTTTAGCATATAATCAAGCACATATATTAACAGAGGTAAATGATATAGGTCAACAAGTGGCCGACGCCTTACAATTTGAAATTGAGTACCCTAATTTATTAATGACAACACAAAAAGGTCGTGCTGGTCAAATATTAGGTGCTATGTATAGTGGTCGTGGGTCATCTATGGGTGTTCGTATGACAAAAGCTATTAAAAAAGTAGGTTGTTCAAACTTAAAAACACTAATTGAGGGCGACAAAGTTGTTGTTAATGATTTCAATATCATACAGGAGATGTCAACCTTTACTAAAAGAGGTCAAAGTTGGCAGGCCGAAGACGGTTCCAATGATGATTTAATGATGTGTTTAGTCATATTTGGTTGGTTATCTAATCAACCCTACTTTAAGGAATTGACAAATACCAATGCACGTTTAAAAATGTACGAGGAACAAAAGAATTTGATAGAACAGGACATGGCACCATTTGGTTTTGTAGACGATGGAGTGACTGATCCTGAAGATGAGGAAACAGTTGACGAGTACGGTACCAGATGGTTTCCTGTCTCTAGAAAAGGACAATAGTCTATTTCTAGGTTATTATAAATATCTGTACTGGCTTTAAATATGGATGTAAGAAAACTTACAAAGACGTGAATTATAATATATTAATAATTAGCTAATTAAGAGGAGAATAACCTATGGCATTTCAAGTATCACCAGGTGTTCTTGTACAGGAAAAAGATTTAACAAGAATCATTCCTGCTGTATCTACATCAATTGG